ATTACAAAATGACACTGCGCCGTTACATGTACCCATTGTCTATTATCGGCGCTTTAATTCACAGCACTTGGCTAATGAAGCTCTGCTACAAGAAAGAAATTGTGTTTGAAGAAATTTTATAAAATTCTACAAACGTCATTCATAGAGTGGCGTTGATAAAAATGGCGGAATCACCTCCGCCCAATAAGCTATAGAAGAGGCAATATCAAACCAAAATGGAATTGGGTATGACACTTAACCTCTGGATTCCCTACCTTCTTCGTCTTCATTGACACGGTACCGCCAGTATTTATCGGGCTTTACCCAAACAACATTCAAACCACTATCAATTCTAAATCTATTGATCACTTTAGTTGATAGTGCTTGGTTACCATCTGCATTTTCTTTCAGGTGCTGTTCATTATCTACTTTAATGAGGTAATCAACGACATCCTGCTGGTATAGGCATTCGTCAGCAGCTAAAGCAGTCATCATCCACTGTACAACATCAATTACAGATAGTGGATTGGTGTTTGGGATTATGGCTTTGGGGGAGCTAACTCAATAGAGTCTGCCTTAAAGAATCCCTGCTCTAATTTCTTACCTGCAAACCATTGGCAAATATATGAATTGCCTTGAGACGGTGAAAATACTTTGATTGTCATATTAGGACCACCAGATTTTAATCTTACAATATCGCCAGATTTAAATTCATTACTCATAAAACTTTATTCCTTAAGGTATTTACATGGCACTTACAGACAAACAAGAAATGTTTTGTCGCGAGTACCTCATCGATTTAAATGCCACACAGGCGGCTATTCGTGCGGGGTACAGCGAGAAAACTGCTAACCGCACGGCATCAGAAAACCTGTCAAAACCTGATATACAGTTAAGAATATCTGAACTATTGAAGAAAAGAAGTGATCGGCTTCAGATAAATGCTGATTATGTCCTCAATAGGTTGGTTGAAATAGACCAAATGGATGTATTGGACATACTCAACGAGAGTGGCGACTTAAAGCCTGTAAGGGATTGGCCTAAAGTTTGGCGTACAACATTAAGCGGTTTAGATGTTATGTCAATTTCTACAGGTGAGGAAGGAACCGATGCTTTACTCAAGAAAATAAAATGGCCTGACAAAGTTAAGAACCTTGAGCTTCTTGGTAAGCACGTCAAAGTGCAAGCATTCAAAGAGCAAATTGAGCAAAAAGTCGAAGCTACACACAACATTATGCCTGTTCCATCCTGTGACAACGTGGATGACTGGGAAAAGGCTGCGCAACAGCAACAAGGTGAGGTATTAGGTGGATGAATTACAACGTAGTATGGAAACCTTTGCCCGGCTCTCAGTCTTTATCACTAAGTTGTCCATGCAACGAAATATTGTATGAAGGAACACGAGGCCCCGGTAAAACAGCGGCTCAATTGGCGCGTTTTAGGCGCAATGTTGGAGTGGGTTATGGCACATTTTGGCGTGGTGTTATATTTGATACAGAATATAAAAACCTTGCGGATATCATTACTCAATCGAAGCGTATGTATCGCCTATTTAAAGATGGTGCTCGTTTTCTTGCTTCTGCTTCTGAGTTGCGCTGGGTGTGGCCGACAGGTGAAGAGCTGTTATTCCGGTTTGGTAAAGAAGCAGATGATTATTGGGATTACCATGGTCAAGAGTTCCCCTTTATTGGCTTTAACGAATTAACCAAGCAAAAATCAGCCGATTTTTATGAAGCAATGTTCTCCTGTCGTCGTTCGTCATTCCGCCCCGAAGACTATCCACTTGAAAATGGTTCACTGTTAAAACCTATCCCTTTAGAAACATTCAGTACTACGAATCCATTTGGTATTGGGCACACATGGGTAAAGAAAAGATTTATAGAACCAGCTCCTCGTGGAACAGTTATTCGTGAAACGCAAAAAGTATTTAACCCACAAACTGAACGTGATGAGGAAATTACATTAACTCGCGTCGCTATTCATGGTTCATTTAAGGAAAACCCTTACTTAGATCCTCAGTACATTGCAACATTGATGGGTATCAAAGACCCAAATCGTCGCAAAGCGTGGGTAGAGGGTTCTTGGGATGTGACGAGCGGTGGGCGTTTTGACCACCTTTGGAATGCAACGCATCACGTTATTAAACCGTTTCAGATCCCCGACAGTTGGATTGTTGACCGCTCCCATGACTGGGGAGAGTCAAAGCCATTTTCTAACCTGTGGTGGGCACAATCAGATGGTACCGAAGCCACTTTACCCGATGGTCGTAAATTCTGCCCCCCTGCTGGCACTTTAATTTTGATAGGTGAGTGGTACGGCTGTCCTCCTGATGAGCTGAATAAAGGGTTAAACATGTCATCAACCAATGTTGCTAAAGGCATTAAGTGGATTGATGAGCGTTTAATCGGAGTTGATTCCGTCATCCCTAGTGAAATTAGTAAGGACGGAAAGACTCAGGGGCAATTAAATATCATGCCGGGTATTTGTAAAAAGGTAATTAAAGGGCCTGCTGATAACGCTATTTATACACCAAGCGATGATGAAGACTCTATCGCCCAAAAAATGGAAGCTCAAGGTGTTGGCTGGATGAAAGCAAACAAGAACCCAGGTTCACGTATTAACGGGGCATCTTTATTTGCTGACATGCTTGAGGCGGTGATTGAGGGTAAAAAAACAGAGGCAGGCATGCCTGAAAAACCTGCTTTCTATGTATTTGATTATTGCCGAGGGTGGATTAGCCGTGTACCTGTTTTAGTTAGAGACTCTAAAAACCCTGATGATGTCGATACTGAGCAAGAGGATCATGATTGGGATGCTACTCGCTATCGTGTATTGCATAAACCTATCCGCCCAGCATTCGAAATTAACCTAGGAACAACCTTCTGATGAGTACAACAAATGTAGATTTCACTCGACCGGAGTATAAAGCGGCTGCTCCTCAGTGGGAGTTAGTTCGCGCTGTTTGCCGAGGCGGTGAAGATATAAAAAATTATCTTCCTGAACTTGAAGAACAAGATGGCAAACGCAAAAAGAAGCGCAATAAAGATTATCAAGACCGTGCGGTGTTCTATCCAATAACGGGCAATACTCGCAACGGCATGATAGGGATGGCATTTAAAAAAGATCCCTTAGTTGCTATTGTCGAAAAGCTTTCGTGTTTAAAAGATGATGCTGATGGTGCGGGCTCAAGTATTTATCAACTCGCTCAGTCCTCGCTTGAGTCGGTATTAGAGGTAGGGCGGCATGGTCTGTATGTTGATTACAACAGTGATTCGAAACTCCCGTACATATTCCAATATCGTGCTGAAGACATCATTAACTGGCGCACAGCTCGTATTAATGGTCGCACTATGTTAACGCTGGTGGTATTGCGTGAGACAGTAGAAGAAGAGGACGGGTTTGGTTTTAAGGATGAGGTTCAATACCGAGTATTGTCGATAGAAGAAGGTAAGTTTGTCTGTCGTGTCTATCGCAAGCCCAGTGGAAGTAGCGTTTTTGAAATTTCTTCTGAGTATATACCTGCGCGTGCTGGTAACGGTGTGTGGAATGAAATTCCATTTACATTTATTGGTGCACAGAATAATGATCACACTATTGATGAAGCCCCACTTCTAGGATTGGCAAAAATCAACCTAGGGCATTATCGAAACTCTGCTGATTATGAAGATTCTGTTTTCTTCTGTGGGCAAATACAACCTTATCTAGGTGGGCTAGGAACAGAATGGCGTGACTATCTAGAAAAGAAAGGCGTTATGGTTGGTTCTCGCTCGCCAATTATGTTGCCAGAAAAAGGTTTCTTTGGTTACGCTCAGGCTCAGCCTAACATGCTGGCAAAGGAGGCAATGGACAGTAAACGCGATTATATGGTTGCGCTTGGTGCTCAGTTAGTTTCTGCGGACAGCAAAGTTAAAACGGTTATTCAGTCTGTCGGTGAGCAGAACGCACAAACCTCCATTCTTAGCATCTGTTGCTCTAACGTTTCCGATGCATTCAGTAAAGCGCTAATGTGGTGTGCTGAATACATTGGTTTAGACACGAAAGATATTTCTTTTGAAATTAACAAAGACCTCGTTAATCATATTGCCGATAGTTCGATGATCCGTGAAATCGTCGCAGCATGGCAATCTGGCGCAACGCGTAAATCTGATTTGGTTCGTAGTTTGCAAAAATATGATGTTATCGACCCCGCTGATGATGTGGATGTGGTGGTGGATGAGCTTAATAATCAAGAGCCGACAATGGTAGGTGAAACATGAGATCAGTGAATGAGCTGTTAATGGATGAATTGATTGCTCACTCCCTGTTTTCTGGTCGCTATTCTACAGGGGTGGCGAGACGCATGATAAAAGCTCTTAATGAGTTTGATGCTGAATTAACTGCTTCACTTATTGTTGCCTTAGATGATGCCTCTATCGATGTTAATAGCTTCACTGCAAGGCGATTGGAGTCGTTGCTATCCAGCGTTAGAAGTATTAATAAGCGAGCTGTTGATAGCGCTTTTTCGCTACTGACGGAAGAAATGAGAGCACATGCATTATATGAGGCTGGTTATTACCCATCTCTTTTTGATTCTCTACTACCTGATGTTGTTCTACGCAAATATCCACTAATGAGCATTACAGAGGAAATGCTATTTTCCTCAGTCATGTCTCGCCCATTTCAAGGGAAATTACTTTCTGAATGGGCTGATGGATTAGAGTCAGATCGCATGACACGCATAAATAACGCTGTTCGTAATGGTTATTTAAATGGTGATAGTGCGGTAGAAATCGGACGTAAAATCAGAGGACATGCAAACCAAGGTTATAAAGATGGTGCTCTACAGCTCAGTAGGGCTAACGCAACAACAATAGCAAAGACGGCAATTAATCACTTACAAGCGACAGCAAGAGATCAATTTGCTGATGCCAATAAAGACATTCTTGATTGTAAGCAATGGTTATCTACCCTCGATAATAAAACATCTCACGATTGCATTATTCGGGATAGGTTGAGATACACGCTGGAAGGTAAGCCTATTGGTCATAAAGTTCCTTATCTACAAGGCCCCGGAAAAATCCACTTCAATTGCCGTTCAACAGAAACATTGGTTACTAAATCATGGCGTGAATTAGGCATTGATTTAGATGAGATGGATGCAGGAACGAGAGCATCAATGGACGGGCAAGTGCCAGCGGATACTAATTTTCTTGATTGGATACAGCGACAACCTGAGTGGCGACAGCGACAGGTGTTTGGGGAAACGCGATTTAGGTTGATGAAAGAAGGCGGTATGAATCCTTCTGAGTTTTATACTGACAAAGGTGAGTTTATTTCTCTCGAACAACTCAGGGAGATAGACAAGCAGGCATTTAGAGAGGCTGGATATAGCTAATCAATAAACCATTTAACAAGGTCACCTCGGTGGCCTTTTTTATTAACCGAATTCAGCTCAGGGCTGATTTATCACAACGCGCTAGGCGCATTCAATCCCAAGGGGAATCACATGTTATTTATGAATATCGAACGCAAATATTATTCACATACTGATGATGGTTCGCAAGGTGGAGGTGGTGGAACACCGGAAATCACTCCAGAAATTCAAGCTATTATCGACCAGCAGGTTTCAGGGCTAAAGGCTAAAAACAGTGAGTTGCTAGGCAAGCTCAAAGAGCAAGGCGATAACCTGAAACGTTTTGAAGGCATTGACCCAGACACTGTGAAGGGCATGCTTAAACGCTTTGAGAATGACGAAGAAGCCAAGCTCATTGCAGATGGCAAGATTGACGAGGTTCTCAATAAGCGCACTGAGCGTTTGCGTGGTGATTTCGACAAGAAGTTAAAAGAAGCAAGCTCTAAAGCTGAAAAGGCAGAGGCGTTTGCAAATAAATTCCGTGCTCGTGTGTTAGGCGATGAAATTCGTTCTGCAGCAGGGAAAGCGGGCGCATTAACCAGCGCTCAAGAAGATTTAATTTTACGTGCCAAAGGCATTTTTCAGATCAACGATGAAGGTCAGGCCGTAGCCGTTGATGAAGATGGCAATCCAATCATGGGCAAAGATGGTCGCACGCCATTATCACCTATTGAATGGATTGAATCCCTAAAAGAAAGTGCTCCTCACTTATTCCCCGCAGCCTCTGGTACAGATGCAGGGAAACATAAACAAGGTGGTGCACATTTTAAACGTTCTCAAATGTCCGCCAGTGACAAGGCTGATTATATTCGCCGATACGGGCGTGACGCATATTTAAAACTTCCAAAAGAGTAAGGAAATATAAGTAATGGCTACGACAACTAATAGCGATTTAGTGATTTATAACGATTTGGCACAAACGGCGTTCTTAGAGCGTCGCCAAGATAATTTAGCCGTCTTTAATCAGGCATCAAATGGCGCTATCGTGCTAGATAATCTGTTTATTGAAGGTGACTTCCGTAAACGTGCTTTCTACCAAATTGGCGGTTCTATTGAACACCGTGATGTAAATTCTACGGACACCGTAGAGAACAAAAAAATCGGCGCGGGCGAATCTGTTGATGTAAAAGCACCTTGGAAATATGGTCCTTATGCAACGACAGAAGAAGCATTTAAACGCCGTGGCCGTGATGTATCGGAGTTCTCTGAGCTGGTGGGTACCGATGCGGCAGATGCTTCATTAGAGGGTTATATCAAATACTCCTTAGCTGCTTTAGGTGCTGCGATTGGTAATAACAAAGAAATGGTGGTGACTGCGGATATTGCGACAGATGGCAAGAAAACACTGACCAAAGGTTTACGCAAATACGGCGATAAATTCAACCGCGTAAATCTGTTTGTTATGCACTCCACAACCTACTTCGATATTGTTGATCAGGCAATTGACAACAAAGTGTACGAAGAGGCAGGTGTAGTTATCTACGGTGGTCAGCCTGGCACGCTAGGCAAGCCTGTGCTGGTAACAGATACGGCGCCAGTAGATGCTATCTTTGGTTTAGTGCCGGGAGCCGTGACCATCACTGAATCCCAAGAGCCAACTTTCCGATCTTATGAAATCAATGATAAGGAGAACTTGGAAATTGGTTATCGTGGTGAAGGTGTGGTTAACGTTGGTGTTCTGGGCTATAGCTGGGATGAATCAAAAGGCAAAAACCCTGATTTAACTCAGTTAGGCACCGCAGGTAACTGGAAGAAGCATTTCACTAGCGACAAATTAACTGCTGGCGTCATGATTAAACTGACAGCAGAAGAGGGAAAGTAACCCTGTCAGCGGATAAAACGTCCGCTATCGCTGACAGTACAGATACAGTAACGATCACTCTTAATTACACCAAGGGTAGCTCTCCAGTCGAAGGAGCTACCGTTAATTGGTCTACAACAGGTGGTAAATTAAGCGTTACTTCATCTAAGACGGGCAAAGCTGGTGGTGCGACAGTGAAATTAACTTCTGACGCTCAAGGTGAATTTATTGTCACCGCCACTGTTGATGGCATTGCGCAACATACTGATGCAATTACATTCACAGAAAAAACTTCTCCAGATGAGTAATTTAAGGGGCTTTGTGCCCCTCTTTTTTTTTGAGGTGAGCATGATTGATCCTGATAAGAACTCTCTAACATTTAATAGCTACGCCAGCGTGGATGATTTAAAGAAATACGCTGAGGATAGAAATATCACTTTACTAGATAGTGGGTTAGAAGCATTGCTAATCACGGCAATGGATTATCTTGAGTCGCAGAAATGGTTAGGTAAACGAACCAATCCAAACCAGCCTTTATCTTTCCCACGCTCAGGGTTATCTCGTGACGGCGTTACTATCCCAAGCGATCAGATACCAAAGCAATTAATTCAAGCTCAATGCCGTTTAGCGATTGAATCAGTAGAAAATGACCTACAGCCCACGTTAGGTGCTGAAATCACCTCTGAGCGAATTGAGGGGGCTATTACTGTGCAATATGCCGAAGGGACTAACACAGGTGCGCCAAACTTTCCTTGGTTAAAAGGTTTGTTATCTGGCTTGATTGATGTCTCGGATGGATTTGCCATTAATACATTTGCAATGAGGTAGCCATGAACATTTATCAACGTGGGCAGAGCACGACATTAAGGATGTTGAAAAAATATGGCGTTTCCTATCAGGCTAAGCGTGATGGTAAGCATTGGGTTGATGATGAGGGGCAGGAACACTTTGAGCCAGAAACGTTATTTTCTGTTGTCGGGGTAAAAACGCAATATAAACCTTACGAAATCGACGGCACGCTTATTCTCTCTACGGATATTAAAATGATACTTCCTCCAGATATTGATATTCAGAAAGGGGATAATGTGCTTGTCGATGGCGTTTGGTTGCGCGTTCATGAACCCAATCCCGTAAAACCTGCTGATATTGTTATTTGCTATCAGTCTCAATTGAGGGCGTGATATGTCAGATCAGTTTATGAAGTCGATTAACTTATTTATCGACAAATCTAACGCAAATATTGAAACGGTTGTCAAAAATACAGGGTTTAAAATATTAGCGAAGCTTGTTGATATGTCACCTGTTGGAAATCCTGAATTATGGGAAGTTAATAGGGTTGCCTCAAACTACAATAAAGCAGTTTTTGAACATAATGAATATCTAAAACAAGATCCTAATAATTTAACACCAAAGCGACGTCAATTAAAAAAGCGTGTTCGTGTTAATGACTCTATGGATATTTATGTTCCTCCTGGTTATACAGGGGGGCGGTTTAGAGGTAATTGGCAGGTGTCATTTGATGCCCCAGCGGAAGGCGAGACGGGGCGCATAGATAAGTCAGGCAATATGACAAAGGCGTTAGGCAACGTTGTTATTGAACAATTTAAGGTAGGAATGAAAGCTATCTATTTCACAAACAATGTACCTTATGCTTACCGCCTTGAAATGGGGCATTCGAAACAAGCACCTAACGGCATGGTTGCTGTGACTGCTGAGGAATTTAGTCAGTTTTTCAACTCTGCCGTATCGGAAACTAAATCATGAATCAGTCGACAATTAATGCTGAAATACGAAAGCTGGTTGCGAGTATTGGTAAGGATTTAAACCTAAAAATCGCATGGCCTAATCTTTATTTTGATGATATCAACGATCCCTATCTCCAGCTTCATATCATGCCAGCAGAAACGGATAACATCGGGTTATCTCTGGATATGCCTGTTTATCGTGGTGTTATCCAAATTAACGTGGTTGGCAAAGTAGGGGATGGAGACACTAAGATATCAACTATTGCTGATGACGTTAAAAACAGATTAGAAAATGGATTAACATTAGGGGCGGGTATCTACATTAACGGAGAGCCTAGCCAGTTTACTCCAATTTCAGATGAAACAAATTACACCATTCCTATTCGTGCATCATATCGATGTAACGCAATCCGATAACGCCGCTTAATTGCGGTTTTTTTATACCTAAAAATAGAGGTTAACAATGGCCTATAACATTCCTAATGGCTCACGAGTCTACGTGGCAAGTAAATATGGTAAAGAAGTAGAATTTACTACAGCAAGCAACGCCGCAGAGGCGGTTCTTACCGTGGCTGCATCTAGCGGCGTGAAAGCTGGCGATATTGTTCAAGTAATATCTGGCTGGAAAAGAATGTCTGGCGTGTATCGAGTGAAGGCTGCGGCAGAAACTAGTGTCACTCTCGAGGGGGTCGATACCACGGACACAGAAAGATTCCCAGCAGGCGGAGGGAAGGGAACATTAAAAACCATCCAAGAGTGGGAGGTCATGCCGCAGGTAATGACGCTATCCACCGAAGGCGGTGAGCAGCAAACACAAGAAATTCAATTTCTTGAAGATGAGCAAGCGGAAACTATTGATACATATAAATCGGGTATCGTTCAGGTCTATACTTTTGCTCATGACGCTCAATTACCAATTCGTAAGTTACTGATGAAGCTGGATGATACAAAACAGTTAACAGCCATACGATTTTATAACAAACGAGCAGGTGAAGATCGCTATTACTCTGCAAGTGTTTCATTTCAGCGCGTGCCGAACACAGCCATCAATGAGGTTGAGAATGTATCAGCCCGCTTTTCTCTCAAGTCAGATATGCAAATCTACGCGACAGCATAATAACACCCCCTCTTATGAGGGGTATTTTTTAAGGGGTAACAATGCCTAAGTTTACTTTGATTCCTGAACCAAGATTTAAAGCAGATGTAAAAATTCCTGTCGCTGGTAAAGAAAAGCCAGAGATAGTGACGTTTACATTTAATCACATGCCAATGAGCAAGTTGGAAGAGTTGAAAGATGAAAAGGTTGATGACTTCTTCAAGAAAATCATAGCTGATTGGGCTATCGAAGAGCCATATAACGAAGATAATCTCAATTTATTGTTCGATAATTACCCAGCAGCGGCAGGCGCTATAACGACAGCTTATTATCATGAGCTTTTGGGTAATCGCGAAAAAAACTCTTAACGGTCGCCGAGGCGATGTATGGCGGAATGAGTTCAAAAGAATCAGCTGAGTTCGAGCGTGCTTTTGGCTTTCCGCCTGACATTGATGATGTTGAGGTGTGGCCTGACGTTTGGGAATCGTATCAAGTATTTTCAGCCATGAAGACACAATGGCGAGTAGGCATGAGTGGCATCACTGGCTTGGATTACAACCCGTTAAACCAAGTGATGGACTTGCTCAACATCAAAGATAGAGCGACCGTATTTAGCGATCTGCGCATTATGGAAGCTAAGGCGTTAGAGGTAATGCACAAGAGGTCACAATAATGAACCGATAAGCGTCGGTTGGTGAGTAGGAAATAATACTAAGTAGGGCAGCAATGCCCTAGTATCAATGCGTACCAACTAGGTGTCATTGTGTATGTATACAGTGGTTTGGTGGGTTATCTATTAATTATGGCGTTATTTATTGATAGTAGTTGTTGGTGTATAATTAATAGGAAATGAGATTAATATCATGAGTAGTGTCTTGTTTTACAATGCGCCACTACATATTGTATTTGGTATTGTGTTAATTGTGCTATTCACAACAATTAATAAATATAAAGTAGATCTGACGTTGACATAGGCGTGTTAACCCTCATATTATTACCACAAGGCATATGACAGTTCGTGATTGTTTCTGAGTGTATGCCTAACTTATTTTATTAAGCTTTCGAGCAATGCAGTATAGTTGAGATGTGTTGGTGAAAGGAACATGTCCAAACTTGTTATCGTGTTATCCATATATAACACCTGCGTATGCGCTTCTAAACCTTTTAATTAGGAGTAATTATGAAAAGATTCATTCGTGACGAGTTTGAGTGGGTATAGTTACCAATATCGATTAATGTTTTTTTACATTAAACATGTTATAAAGTGCGGAGATTATGTCTCCGCTTTTTTATGGGTGAAATATTAATGGAAACTCCATTTGTATTGAGTGAATATTGGCAGTACTCAGTGGCTGTAGCTCAAATTATTAGTGCAATTGCCGTTGTTGGCGCCGTTGTTATGGCAATAAAAACATTACGTAGCAATGCTGATACAGCTAAGAAATCACTAACTGCAACTTTTTTATTTGAAAGTAAACATGATTATGGCTTTTGGGATGGTCATAAAGTGATAAGGGAAATACACGAGTCATCAAGGTCATTCAGGGATTTGATTTATAATGATAACCTATCTGAAGATGATGTTGTTAAAAGACGGCAGATTCATTACTTTTTGAATTTCTTTGAGAGAGTTTCGGTTAGTGTTAAAAATGACATATATGACGAGTGCATGTTGAAGCAAGTATTCTACAGCTCTGCGGTGAAGAACTTTGATATAATTGAACCTTTCATTAAGGCACTCAGAGAGAAGTACAATACGAACACATATTATCAAGAGTACCAATGGCTTGCTAGAAAATGGGCAGCATCACCATTAATTGTTGACCACTCATAAAAGTAGCTACTATTTGCTAACCCACTCCGGTGGGTTTTTTGTTGCCTGAATCTAGCCCGTCCTTGGGCTTGTGATGAATGTATGTGCTTTAGTTTGAAATGATGTATAATTTGTATGCACATTTGTATCTATGAGGCAATAAACCATGATTTCAGAGGCTATTATGATGGCAATGCTATCAAATCCAACAGATAAAAAAGATGTGGATTCAGGCTTGGCTAATTTGGCTATGTCTATAGCTACTATTGTCGATAAAAAGGCAAAAGGTGATGTATCGCCAGATGAAATTATGGATTTAATTGTTGATGGCAAGACTGTGCTAACAACCCTTGTAGCTTCAATCGATGAAGTAATAGCTTTACTTGATGACCCAACAAAAGATGACATAAAAAAACATGCAGGTAATAACCCAGAAGATGTAATGCATGAGTTGGAACGGGTGATTAAGCATGGTAATAATGCAGTTATGATGATTGAGGCAATGTATAGCATTGCTAAAACTACCAAGGCTTTTCATCCATTTGAAAGTATGGCTGATGGTTACTTTAAAGAAGTTATTCTTAAAATGTCTGCATTAAGAAACCATATGCAGACAATATATCGACAATTTAACCAACATATTAACCAGTTGCCTGCAATGGTAGATGAAGATGGGTTTAGCGACGAGGATATAGCCTTATTTAATTCCTCAATTGCTGAATTTAATCGAGATCTGCTTGCTGGTAACTTGCAATGCCAATAGTCACAATCACGCCTAGATATAAAGATAACGGTGTTTATCGGAAGTATGCGGCTAAACTATCAGCGGCTCTTAATGGCTCATCCCTCTCTGGGTATGTGGGTAAATTTGCTGATTTTAGAAACAGCTCAATAGCGCGTCAGTCATTCATTGAAAAGGTTCATATAAGAACGCCAAATGAAAAACCTTGGGATGGTGAAACTCGACAGGCTGTTAGAGTGAGCGATAACTTCTTGGTGTTTTGTAAGCACTGTATGTACGATGATTATTACCAAATTCTGGCAATCATAACTCCTGATGCACATGCTCGTTCAGATGCATTGCTTCCAATATTGGCAGATATGGCAGAAGCTCATTTTCATTCTTTATCACTTAAAGAGTTAGCTGAATTAGAGCAATTCTAGCCACACATAGCCCAAGGATGGGCTTGTAATCCAGATCACATATTGCGCCTCTTGATTGAGGTCTTTTGCTTTGTTTTGCGTCTCCATCGGGATATCATAAGATAAATTTATTTGTATCCGAGGAATGCTAAGTGAAAAACTATTTGTTCATCCCGTTATTGTTGTTATCAGGCTCTACTTTAGCTGCTAATTATGAAAAGCTTGGTGATTGGCTAATTAATAAAGAAGAGAACAAGTTAACAGATAAAACTGACTACTACGCCATGCTTTCTGCTGACGATCATGATGTAGCGCTATTCTTGCGTTGTCAGAATAATAAAACTGAAGCTTATTTGGCCATGGAAGATTATATGGGTGGAGGTTACAGTTCAAAGGTTGCATTGCGGCTAGATAAAGGGAAGACGGTACATCAATCTTGGGGTATGGGGGAGGGTGGAACGTCACTATTTGCCCCAAATGCAGTTTCTTTCATAAAAAGCCTTACAGGGAAAAGTAACTTGATAACAGGCTATAGTCCATATGGGAAGTCACAGGTAATAGCGGAATTTAACTTAGATAATATCGATGTGGTGGCAAAGGAAATATCATCAGCCTGCAATTGGAAGTTATAACCAAGGAAACTAGACTGAAAAAACTGAGGTGAGGGTGAGATGAAGAAATTATTCGTTGGATTGCTATTGACGTTAGGGGTTAATTTCGTCGGAGTATCTTCTGCAATAGCTAGTGAGGATAAGAAGTTCTTTATAGAGATGGCGGAAGAAACATGCAAAGAACATACAGACCCTACCTTTTGTAAATGGCAAGTAGAAAATCTAAGTGCGATATCTAGCATTAACACACTGAAATATTACGATTGCAAACTGCACGATAAAAAAGAAAAAGAGTGTTTAGAATCAATAGAAATGTTTGATTATATTCAAGGGCAATATGATAAAAACATGAGAGATATAACAAATAAATAGTGTTACATAAGTCATCTATCAACCACCTTCGGGTGGTTTTTTTATATCTGGAGGAAACTAAATGGCAGATATAGCAACAATATCATTAAAAGCTGATACGTCAGATCTAGAGCGTGGTACGCAAAAGTTAAAGGAGTTCGGCGATACAGCAGAGAAGGCAAGCAGTGCATCTCAGGGGTTAAATGACCAATTCAACAGGGGTATCGATCATCAAAAAAAAGCAGCGGATGCGTTAAAAAGACAAAAGAAAGAACTTGATGACTTACTCAATTCAATAAATCCAACAAACAAAGCATTTCAAAAGTTAGATGAGTGGCAGCGAAAGTTGTCTGATGCAAGCAAAAAAGGACTTTTGCCAAGGGATGTGTTTTTAGATTACAACAAGATACTTGACCAAACTAGAGATAAGCTAACAAGAGTTCAAATGTCTCTTACCTCTGAAGGGCAAGCACTTCTAGCTCAGGAGGCGGCAACAAATAAAGCCAAAAGGGCAGCAGAGCAATTCTTATCCTCTTTAAAATCGCAAGCTGAATCCATCGGTAAGACGAGGACTGAAATTCTTGAGATGAAGGCCGCGCAGCTAGGCGTCAGTGAATCAGCTAAACAATATATTGACAAAATCAAAGAAAGCAACAAGCAAACGCATGAGCTTGCAAAAACCAGTGGCGGGCTAAAAGGAACGCTAAACGACCTACTTTCCACAACCCGTTTAGGCGGCATTGCTAGAGGCGGAATAATCGGCGTTGTGAGTGCGTCTGTTGTTGGTTTAATGAAGGTTTTGTTTGATGCGGAGTCAGAGTTCACCAAGTTCAACAAACAACTTATTTTGACGGGGAATTACGCTAATAAATCTGCATCACAGCTTAATGAGATGGCTAGAGCTATGTCTGGTGCGGGAATTACACGCTCTGAAATGGCTAACGTTATAAGTAGCGTTGTTGGAACTGGTGTTTTTTCAAACAATGAAATAGCCCGAGTGTCAAAAGCCGCTGCTCAAATGAATTATATTACAGGTCAGGCGATAGATACTACGATAGACCAATTTAAACGGCTGCAAGATGAGCCGCTGAAAATGTCTCTTGAGCTTGAAAAGGCGAATCACCACCTCACAGCAGCTCAGCTTGAACAAATACGTACGTTAGAGATGCAGGGCAACAAAACAGAGGCGGCTAGATTAGCCATTGATGCGTATGCTCAGTCAATTAATGATGGCAAAAACGATATAAAAGAAAGCCTTGGTTATCTAGAGCAAGCATGGGAAGGTGTTCGGTGGGCAGCCAAAAATGCTTGGGACGCTATGCTTGACATCGGACGAAAGAAGACCCTAGAGGACGAAATTCGCGAGATGGAGCAAACGCTTGTCAATTTTCAGCTACATCCATTTACAGTTGATATTTATAAATCAAAAACAGGCAAAACACCGGATGACCTACGCCGTGAGTTGGAGTTGAAAAAAGAAGAAAAATTTCAAAAAGATTTACTGAACTCACAGGAACAAGCAGAAAAAACCTTTCAGCAACAAGAGGTAAATAAATTCCGAATTAGACAAGAATTATATAATAAATATGCAAGCTGGGAGACAAGGAGAAATGAAGAGTTAGCAAAGTTAAATGCTAATAAATGGGCATTATCTGATGATGAGTATAAAGAATACGAAGGAATGATTAACTATCGATACAGAGACCGAAAAATGCCAGGCTCTGGTCGGAGTAGCGCTTATAAAGTTGACGCAGGAACGCGTTTAGATGAGGAGAATCAGAAGGCTCTTACATCCCTACAAGCACAATTGAAGGTGTTAAAAGAGCATAAAACTGTTGCTGATGTGATTAGCGCTGAGCGTAAAAAGCTTTGGGATACGGAAGCGAAAATATCAATCCTTGAGGAGGCTCAGAAAACAAGGCAGTTAACCAAGGACGAAAAGGCGTTGCTTGCTAAAAAGGACTATATTCTTGCTTCTCAAGAAGCACTGGCCATAGCTGGTGATGAGGTTGAGCTTCAAAAGCAAAAAAATAGAGAGCTAGACCAACAGAACAAATGGATGGACAACCTTAATGCAAAAATAAAAGCATTGAGGGAAGGAGCAGGGCTATCTAGTCGATTACAACAAAGAAAAAGCGCATTAAACCAAGCAGACACCCCTGAAAAAAAGGACAAATTAAAGGAATGGTACGCTGAAGAAGACTCTATTCGTGCTGACTGGGAGTTAGGCGTTAAGAAAGGCTTTGCTGAATTCCAAGAACAGGCCACAAACGTTTACGGTAACGTATCACAAATCAGCCAATCTGCATTTCAGGGTATGAGCGATAGCATTGCAGACTTCGCGATAACCGGAAAAGCTAAATTTGGTGATTTCTTTAACTCATTCATGGAAATGACTGCAAGAATGTTAATGCAGATGGCTATGCTTAATTCTATGAAAGCGGCATTTGGTGGTCAAGCTGATGGTTGGCGTGGGGCAGTAGGTAATTTCTTAGGACTAAAAGGTCACTCGGAAGGCGGCTACACAGGCGATGGCGGCAAGTATCAACCGATGGGCATCGTTCATGGTGGAGAGTTCGTCTTTACCAAAGAAGCCACGCACCGACTAGGCATTGCCAACCTTTATCGGCTAATGGATTACGGTCAAAAAGGGTACGCTTCTGGCGGCTATGTCGGTGGTTCTGCTCCGATGTCAGTTACACAACCAACCGCATTTATCGCTCGCAATCCTCAAATTGCTGGTGGTGGAACAAACATCAACATTAATATGGGGGATATAAAGCTAGATAATGGCGGGCAAATTCAGCAATCGCAGTCAAATCAAATGAACACAAACGCAGTAAAACGCGAATTCCAACAGATGATAGAGAATGGCGTTAATACACTATTACGCAATCCAGCATCTGCATTATCAAGAACAATCAAAGGCAATTAAGAGAGGTAGTTATGAAAATTGAAGTGGGGTTTCCTAGAAAAACATTTATGCACAATAACACTCCAGCTAATAGCCTGGTGTTACTTGCTAGTATTCCAGCTGTTGAAGTGGATATTTATATTCATAATGAATCAGACAATGACAACATTACTCACAGCACCCCTCATCTAAAGTTAGTATACCAGGAGAAACTTGATATGCAGGCGAGCTTTGAAGATGTTTCAGAAAGAGCCATGCAATGGGCAAAGACTGAGTTAAAAAACTTTATTACCAATGCAAGTTGAGGCACATGCGAGTGCCTCATTGTTATTTATTTTAGTAATTTCGCCAGATCATTATCTATCGCACCTCTTGAACGGGAGTCGACGTTTTTATTGATCAAGCCTGCAAGCTTTTTCTTTGCCTCGTCAGGGTCGTTAGACTCGGATATTAAAAATTCAATTATTGATAGATTTATAGCATGGTTTAAGCAAACCTTTTGATATAAAAAAGTTTCTTCTTGAGTGAAATTCATTCTATTTAATATGTTCATTTAATTCTCCACCGAAGTAAATCAGCCATTCCTTCGGTTAAATTCACAGGGCTGAACTTTTACCATAAACCAAATTTAACTATTGAAAATCCTGATATTTGATCATTAGGCGGCTTTATGCCGTCTTTTTTCGAGGTAAACCATGATTGAAGAATTTAAGTGGCGAATGCAAACGCAAGAAACGCCAACGGGTGAGTTCACTCATCGAATAAAAGAAGTCACTTTTGGCGATGGTTATAAACAAGTTGCGGGAGATGGCATCAACACGGAATCACAGTCATGGCCTTTTACCTATACAGGAATGAAAGATGAGGTGATGCCGATATTTAAGTTTATCCGTGAACACACAACGAGGTCGTTTATATGGACACCGCCATTTGGAGAAAAGGGGTTGTATCGCGTTAAGGCTGATTCAATCACGATGACCCCCATTGGTGGTCTTGCAGTCACTATCACAGCAACATTCGAGCAGGCCTTTAGCGCATGAATATTACATCTGACATTCAAAAACTAGAATCGGGCAACAAGGTTCAACTTATCGAAGTTGATGGATCTGAATTTGATGGGCCGGTGCTTAGGTTTCACGCTTACAACTTGCCTCATACACCAGAAGAGATAGAGCAATCGAATGGTGACATCAAGCCAAAATCTATCTGGTGGCAAGGCAATGAGTACGGAGCATGGCCCTATGAAATTGAGGGCATGGCAAAAAATAGCGATGGTAGCCCGCCAAGGCCAACATTGAGGGTTGCTAACATTGATGGTCTGATATCGTCACTGTGTTTGCAATTTGACGACATGGCCTTAGCCAAGGTCACTATTTATGAAACTTTTGCTCACTATCTTGATGCTAAAAATTTCACGGATGGCAACCCAACAGCTAACCCCGACGAGTGCTTTACCCAAGTTTATTACATTGACCGTAAGACTAGCGAGGTGGCTGGGGAAGCTGTTGAGTTCGAGCTTTCTACCCCATTTGATTTACAGGGAATTATGATACCCGTTCGCCAGATACATAATCTGTGCTATTGGTGCATGAAAGGGGATTACCGCAGTGGAAATGGGTGTTCCTATTCGGGTAATAAATACTTCAATGAACGGGGTGAGCCTGTCGATGATCCATCACTAGATAAATGTGGTGGGCTTATCAGTGATTGTAAAAAGCGCTTTGGTGAGAATGAACCCTTGGATTTTGGTGGGTTCCCAGCAGCGGGGTTAATACGATGATCACAAAAAAATTAACTGAACTGATATTTGAGCATGTGAAAGCCGAATACCCCAAAGAAGCTTGCGGAGTTATCTGTCAGAAAAGTCGAGTTAAAAAATACTTTCCTTGTCGCAATCTTTCAGATAACCCAACAGAGCATTTTGAGCTTTCTCCAGAAGATTATGCGATTGCTGAGGATTGGGGTGAGCCAATTGCGATAGTGCATAGCCATTGTGGTGATGGCGTGACAACACAACCGAGTGAAATAGATAAATTACAGTGTGATGCAACGGGATTGCCGTGGGTTATTGCATCGTGGCCAGAGGGCGACATCCGAGTTATTCAACCTCGAGGTGAGCGCGAATTAGAAGGACGGCCATTTGTGCTGGGTTATGCTGATTGCTGGTCACTCATTATGGACTACTACCGACAAAAGCACGGCATTGAGTTGCATAACTACAGCGTCGATAGGCATTGGTGGGAAGAAGGCGAAAGCCTGTATATGGATAATTACCAGAAAGCAGGTTTTGTCGACGTTACTGGTGAACCTAAAGAAGGTGACATGGTGATTATGCAAGTGCAAGCCGATGTGCCTAATCACGCTGGTGTTATCTCTAATGGAATGCTGCTACATCATCTTTATGGTCAACTCAGCAGGTTAGTACCCTACAGCGATTACTGGCGCGATCGGACGGTAAAAATAGTGAGACGCAAGGAGTTGGTATGAGTTTAAAAACAATACGGCTTTACGGCGTGCTGGGCGCAAAGTTTGGGCGTGAACATAAATTAGATATAGATTCCCCTCGTGAAGCCATAAAAGCATTATCAGTGCTTTATGACGGCTTTGAGCAATTCCTCGCGAATGCACACCTGAAAGGGCTAGAGTTTGCTGTATTTAAAGGTAAGCGCAATATTAGTGAAGATGAATTACATCTTGATACCACAGAAGATATCCGCATAGCACCAATCATTAAAGGAAGTAAACGAGGCGGATTTTTCCAGACTATTTTAGGTGTGGCCATGATTGGTGCGGCAGCATTTTTATCCGGCGGCTTATCTGTTGCATTTACTGCTGCTGGAACATGGGGCGGGGCATTGGCTATGGGCGGTGCTGCGATGGCGCTAGGTGGCGTAGTGCAAATGCTGTCACCTCAGCCGCGTGGCTTATCTGTGCGTCAAGACGCCGACAATAAACCGTCTTATGCCTTTGGTGGCACAGTCAACACCACTGCGCAAGGTAATCCTGTGCCGCTATTTTATGGGCTAGACCGACGCGAAATCGGCGGCGCTATTATCTCTGCAGGGATATATACCGAAGATCAGCAATAACAACAATGAATTTCAGAATAGCCACTTATGTGGCTTTTTTATGGGTGAAATATGGAAACGATATACGGTGCAAAAGGCGGTGGTGGTGGCGGACATACGCCCGTCGAGTCACCCGATAGTTTATTGGCGGAATCAACCGCGAAAATTTTACTGGCGATTTCAGAAGGTGAAATAGCAGGTGGGTTGGATGATACGCGGATCTTTCTTGATGATACCCCCATTGGTAATGCGGATGGTTCTAAAAACTTTGAAGGTGTGACGTGGGAGTTCCGTGCGGGTAGTGAGCATCAAGAATACATCCAAGGTATCCCCTCCGTTGATAACGAAATCGCGGTGGGGATGGAGCTGAAAGATGATCAGCCGTATGTCAGAAGCATCAATAATACGCAATTGTCCGCTGTCCGCATTCGTTTTTCTGTGCCGCAATTTATGCATCAGCATGATAATGGTGATACGACTGGCTATCGTGTGGATTATATCATTGAGCTTTCGACGGATGGTTCGGGGTATAAGGAGGTCATCAAATCGGCATTTGACGGTAAGACAACTAGTGAATACCAACGAACACATCGCATTGAATTACCTAAAGCGAATACAGGCTGGCAATTGCGTGTTCGCCGGCTCACTAAGAATCAGAATACCGCCCGTATTGCCGATAAAGTGACAATTGCCGCCGTTGTGGAAGTCATTGATGCAAAACTGCGTTATCCAAATACCGCACTGCTATTTATCACCTTCAACGCCCGTCAATTTAATAACCGTATCCCAAAAATCAGCGTGCGACCTAAAGGTGGGATACTTGTCAAAGTTCCAACGAATTATGACCCAATTAACCGGACCTATTCTGGGGTATGGGATGGCACATTTAAGTTAGCTGCGACTAATAATCCAGCGTGGATCTATTACGATGTGGCAATTCACAATAGATATGGCTGCGGAGAGAGAATAAAACAACTTAATTTAAGCAAGTGGGATTTATATAAGATATCTCAATACTGTGATGAATTAGTACCAGATGGACGTGGGGGTGATGGCAAAGAGCCTCGTTTCATGTGTGATGTTTACTTTCAATCGCAAGAATCAGCTTATCAAGTATTGCGTGATATAGCAGCGATATTCAGAGGGATGACATATTGGGCTGATAACAAAATCAATGTTGTCGCTGATATGCCTGAGCCAGTTTTTAGGGTGTTCACAAATGCAAATATTGTCGGTGGTAAGCCAACATATTCAAGCGGTAGCACTCAAAATCGATACACTCAAGCATTAGTTTCATACACGGATGTTGATAATCATAGTAATGACGCAATAGAACCTGTTGTGAACTTAAAGCTACAACGAAGATATAAAACAGTACGTAAAGTAGACTTGTCAGCGATTGGATGCACTCGTCAAAGTGAAGCGCACAGGCGTGGCGATTGGGTGTTGTTGACTAATGAAAATGACCGAATGGTTTCTTTTGCTACCGGTTTAGAGGGGGCGATACCTTCTCCTGGTCATGTTATTGGATTAGCAGATTCGGATTTTGCTGGGCGTCAAATTGGAGGTCGAGTCTCATCTGTTGCAGGGCGTAAAATCACCCTCGATAGAGTTGCATCAATAAAAACGGGCGACCGCTTGATCATTAACTTGCAAGACGGGAGGTCAGAGGGAAGAACGGTTACTGCTGTAGACAAAAAAACGGTCACCGTTTCTGTTGAATATTCACAGGCGCCGCCAAAAGAGGCAGTGTGGGTTGTTGACTCTGACGACTTGGCTATTCAGCTATATCGAGTCGTTAATATCAATGACAATGGAGACAATACTTACACCATATCGGGCGTGATTCACAATCCTGATAATTATGATCATATCGATGCTGGTGCACGTATTGACGAAAGACCCATTACCGTTATACCACCCAAAGTACAGCCAGCGCCTAAAAATGTGCGTATTTCTTCATACACACAAGTAGACCAAGGCATTGCATTTACAACTTTACGGGTTGATTGGGAAGCGGCTGAAAGTGCGATTGCGTATGAGGCGGAATGGCGTCGTGACAACGGTAACTGGATAAATGCCCCGCGTACATCAACGCTGGGTTTTGAAGTTAATGGCATTTATGCAGGCCGTTATCAAGTTCGCGTACGGGCGATTAATGCGTCTGAAATTTCCAGCGTGTGGGCTAATGCGGAAGAAACTCAACTCAACGGAAAAGAAGGTAATCCACCAAAACCCTTAAATTTACGCGCTACTTCTGAGGTTTGGGGAATTACTCTCAATTGGGGATTTGATGCGAACACGAGCGACACGCTAAAAACAGAACTGCAATATTCATCTGAAAACACAGTTGAATCTATGCAACTGCTGGCTGATGTACCTTATCCGCTAAAATCGTATCGCATGTCTGGCCTTAAAGCAGGTGCGCGCTTCTATTTCCGTGCTCGTTTAGTTGATAAAAGCGGGAATCAGTCAGAGTGGACGAGCGTTGTTTTAGGTGAGTCATCAACGGATGTTGAGGGTATTCTGGACGCGGTTGGTGACACCTTCCTCACCAACGAAGCAGGCAAGCAGATGCAAGAGCAGATTGACTTTAGCAAAGAGGCGATTGCAGAGCTTGAGCTTGATGCTATTGATGTGAAGCAGAAAGTTGTCAGCATTGATAGAGAGGTTGAGGCTGTCAATGAAGCGGTGATGATGAACACTAAGTTCACGACGGAAGTACATTTCAGCTTGAAAGAAGAGGTTGCAGATAGAAAAGCTGAGATATTCCGCATTGAGCAAGTGCAAGTCACTGACAGAGAAGCGGCGGCGCGCTGGCAAGAGAAAATCAGTGCTGAAGTAAGCTATAACGCCGCTGAAATTCTCAATATCAAAGATACTCAAACGAGCTATGAGAAAGCAACGGCGCAGCAAATCAGTCAAGTGAAAGCTGATGTCGATGGTGTTAAATCACGCGTCACAACAGTTGAGACGGCAACCGCAGATTTAAAGCAATCACAAGCGAAGTTTGAACAATCAACTACAGCTGAATTCGGCGAGATGCGCGGCTATATCACGCACTTTGAGACGTCATTGTCAAATGTGGAGCTTGCAGTTTCAGAAGCGATAATGCAGACGACAGCTCAAGTTAACCAACACAGCTCTGAGTTGCTACAGTCGAAAGCGGAAGTTAAGCGTATCGCGAATGCAACTGCGACGAACGAAAAAGCAACAGCCGAGCTTGCAGAGAGCGTGAAAGCGCACTACGAAGATTCGCAAGCTGAATTCGTTGATGTACGTAAATCAATCGCAGAGCAAGACAAAGCACACTCAGAACGCACAGAACAAGTACGCGCAGAACTCGGGAAAGATATTAACGCTAATAAAGAGGAAATAGACAAGACAAACAAAGAGTTATCAGATATCAGCGCCGCAGTGACAACTAACACAAAGGCCATCGCTGAGACGGATAAGACATTGACGGAGCTTGAGCAAGTGTCTTCTTCACGCTTTGATAGCAATGAAGCGACGATAGCGAACATTCAAAACACTCAAGCAAACGCTGAGTCATCGCAAGCTGAAACGACGTTACAGCTCGCAGCGCAGCAAAATGAGCAAGGGTCTGAGCTTTTACGTGCAAAAGCCTCTATTCGTGAGACCAACAAAATTATTGTTGATAACGATAAAGCTTATGCGCAAAAATTCACCCAGCTTGATTCACAATTTGAACAAGTGAATGC